AAATCTTACTATAAGCTTACCGATATAATGTTGGAGTCGGCTTGGAGGACTGAGCTTGTCAGAGAGTACGAAAAGATTACTGGCGGTGAAATGTTGGATGTGCAGAAGGCGATGAAGGATGAGAACTACCTTAGTGATATTCGGGCAAACCTAGACAGGGCTGTTAGTCGCGCGGATAAGCACGTATCGGATATGTTTAACACCTCTGTAACATTTGAAAGAAAGACAAAGGCGAAGAGTAAGAACATCCTTGACGTTATCAATAATTTCATGCAGTCGTTTAGCTATAACGAGAACTCTGTTATATGGAGTGGTTTGAAGTCGGCGGTAGGTAAAGGGTCGATGACTAAATCTGAGGGAATTGTAAAAGCTAGTTCAGCTATGGCTAGGATGTTGGTCTACACAGCATCAATGCAAATTAGTTACGCTCTTGTCGCGTCTATGTTTGGTGATGGTGATGAAGAAGATTTACTAGACACGCTACAAGACTCTCTTATGAAGGGTGGTGCTGATGTGTTTATGATTATGGCCTTTGGTCAATTCGGCGGGATAATAAAAGGAACCATAGGTAATGCGCTGAATATCATTCAGGATATGTACGAAACAAACTCGGGTGAGTCTATTATGAAAAAAGAGGGTGACTTATTCTTTGGTTCTAAGATGGATACCTCAAGGGATGTCTTCAGGTCTATGGGTGGATTGGGATATGTAATGGCTCAATCGTTAGTTGTTGGTAAAAAGATAAACGCTTTAACCCAAGCATACGCTAAGGGTGAAGATGTTACCAAGGAGTTAGAAGACGCTAAAGCGCACATGGCGGCGTTTAAAATATTAGCGGCAGCATTTGGTATCCCGTTTGTCCGTGACTTTGATAAGATAATCAGAGCTTCTTCCAATAAAAAGAAGAAAAACACATCACCATACTAAGCCTTCACCTTACACCCTAACCCACAGGGTATTCGTACTTTTGCAAGTAAACTCATACGAACATGAAACTAAGACAAAAAATATACACAACCAAGGACACTTGCCCTCCTGCAACTACCGCAGCCTCGGGTAATATAACGTCTTCAGGTGATGTATTTACCACTACCACAGCAGTACTCTCAAAAGGCGCTTTTGTTTGGAATCCAACAGACGACGAACTTCTTGAGGTTATTAAGATAGACCGCGCAGGAACATCGGGTCAATTCAATAAAGCCCCATCAACAGCTTTCGCGGCAGCAGCAAGTTACAAGTACGTAGCAAAAGCCGATGCAAAAGGAACGCTTTCAATCTCAGCAGCTTCTCCATCAGGGGGCGCAGCAGACGTTATTGATGAAGATGGCAACTCAATGGCTCTTCCCGTATCTACAAGCATTACAGGCAACTCTGAGGGCGCACAAGTAGGTAAGAAAGTACGCCCCGTAATTATAAACGGAGCAACTAATAACGCAACGGTATCTTACCCTCAATTCTCGTAAAAATATGAGTTGGATAGGGGATTTGGTAACCTTCCTGATAACCTCGGGGTTGTTGGGAATTTTGGCTAGGTACATAAAAAAGTCATCTGGGCAAAATATATTTGCTAAAGGCTTTTGGACTAAGGGGCGGTATCAAGAGCAGTTAAAGAAGGAGATTGACCGAACCACAGAACTCTACAAGGAGATGGACTACTTTCGGGATACCTTCAACTTAAAGAGTATTGACATTGTGGAATTTCATAATGGGGATTACATAAACGCAAGGTCAGTTCAAAAATATACAATGACATCTCAAATGTGTAGGGTAGGTGTGCCAGAGACGATGCATTTATATCAGGACAAGCCATTAGACGACCAGTACGGGCTTTTAAATCTGTATAAGCAACGTGAGGGTAATGTTGTGGTAACGGACAAGGACAACTTACCAAAAGACTCACCACCACTATTTTTGGAGAAGATGATACAGTTAAAAATAACGGGATATGTAGCTCTTGGTTTATTTGCAAATAAAGAAGATGTTTATCCTAGAGCGATTATAAGTTGCGTGTTAGACGAGGAGGCTAAACGAGATGGGCTTGATGTTGAGCTAAATATGCACAGCGACAAACTAAAAGCCTTAGTGCTATCTGGATTAAAGCCATGATTAGTTCTATAACCATATTAAGACTTTTGAACTCTAAGTGGACTTGGTTTGCTCTTCTTACCACTATCATAGTTGTGCTGTTCGGTATGTATCGTTCAGCTATGAAGGAGTCGGAAAGGTTAGAGGGTAATGCTGAGGCAGTTCGCGCACAGAACCAACGCACTATAAAAGCAGAGAATCTTAAGGTTGCTGAGATGGAAGAGTTTTACGCGGATGACTTACAGGTTCTTAGAGATAGCCTCGCGGTTAAACCAAAACAAATCATTAAGTACCAATACATTAAGAGCGTAAGAGAGGTAAGAGACACTATTGAAATCAGAGATACTATCATAAAAGGTGTTCCGTATTTTACGGCAAGCTACAACGACAAGTGTGTGAAGGCATCCTTTCTTTGGGTTAACGGAGATAGCTCAGGAACTTTTAACGTAGACGTAACCACTGACCTTTACATTGTAGATAGGTGGGAGCGTGAAAGATTGTTAGGCGCGAAGTTTCTACCTCGTTGGGGAAAGAAAGAAATCTTTGTTGACGTAATAAATAATTGCGGCTCGGACACGATTATAGAGAACAGAAGAATAGAAACAGATTAAAGAGTGGGAATAGGTAGAGAATATACAGGAATATCTGACACCCTTACTCATCTTGGTAATGGTAGCCAAGTGAATGTTGGTGGCTCTGGGGCTTTATTACCTTTAGGCAACGCTGTTCTTTTCGATGGCACTGATGACTATATTACTATGGGTAATGTTCTTAACGTTACTATTGGGGACTTTTCTGTAGCTGGATGGTTTAAAACCACAGGCACTGGGAATCAAGTTATTCTTGGGAAAAGAGATGGTGGTGGATTAGGGTGGCAAGTTTCTGTAAACTCGTCTAATGTCGCACTTGCTTTAGATGATGGAGGCTCAGTAGCTGTTACTGGCTCGACGGTTGTTTCAGATAATGAGTGGCATCATGTAGTATTTATTACTGATAGAACCACAGGGTACATATATTTAGATGGTCAGTTTGAGGTATCTGGTAGTGTAGCTGCGGTTAACGGGACTCTTACGAATGCCATTGACACAACTATAGGATGTAAGGTAAGTGGTGCAGGGACTCAAAATCTTTACGATGGTTGGCTCAAAGATATAATGTTCTGGGATAAAGCCCTAATGCCTTACGAGGTAATAGACCTTTACAATGAAGGTGCAGGCGCAAGCCCAGCCATTGACGCGGGAGGATATGAGTCTTCCGTGAACCTCCAAGGGTGGTGGAAGTTGAACGACACAACGAGTACGGCAGCAGATTCAAGTGGTAATGGTAACAATGGAACTTATACAAATTTCACAGGAACCTACTACGGCACACACTACAACTTCGAGAACTACTTAGAGTTTGATGGGACAGATGATTATGTATTATTAGACTCTGCCGTAGACTTAACGAGTGGATTATCTACAATTAGCTGCTGGTATAAGTCACCAGACGCTGATACAGGTACTATTTTCGGTAACTCGGCAAGTGCAAACATATCATTAAGACAAACCTCAGCAACTAACATTAGATTGTATCTTGCTGGGTCAGCGAATTTTACAATAGGAACATCCATATTGGCAAATGCTTGGCATCATTTAGTGATAGTCGTCGATGCCGCAAATAAAGCCAGAGTATATGTCGATGGGATTGAAAGCTCTACGGGGCAGCGAACGATAACACAATCTCACTTAACAATAGACCAGTTGGGTAGGTATGCTGGCGGTTCTGTATCTTGGTTCAACGGAGACTTAGACAGTTTAAGTGTGTGGGCAGGCACAGCAGCTTCAGCATCAGAAGTTACAGACCTATACAACTTAGGTCTAGGCGCAGACCCAACAACAGTAATAGCAAGCCCTAACTTATACTACGACTTCAATGAGTTCACATCCACTACCACAGTAGTAGACGAGTCGGGTAATGGTAATGATGGTACGATGACTAACTTCACTGGAACAGCTTTCAAAGGTTCTATAAGAAGGAATGCTTTACTATTCGATGGTTCGGATGATGCTATAACTATAAGTCCTTGGTCATCTGCTGCCACCAATTTTACAATAGCTTGTTGGTTCAATGTGCCAGAGTTCGCACCAACAGTAGGTGCTGGAATAATACTTTCAGATACAACTAACTTTGATTTTATTCATTTAAAAGACGCTACAACTATTAGAATGCGGTTTAACTCGGGAGCCTCTGATTTTTCATGGACAGTACCTACAATGGCGTTAGATACATGGCACGCACTTGTCATTACTAGAGATACAAGTAATAATGTCAAATGTTATGTTGACGGGGTAGAGTCTACTTCAGGGTCGTATTATGCTCCCACAACAATTAAGTTTCAGCGAATAGGTTATTATCCTTCCTCCGCAGCTTATGCTTTCGACGGAACATTGTCAAACCTATCATTAGACTCATCAAACGAAGCGACTGCCTCAGAAGCCCTTTCTTTTTATGAAAATCCACTTCTTAGCCCGTATGAGATATTCTCTTTTGACCCTGAATTTTGGTGGCCTCTTAACGGTGAGGATGCTGATGCAGTAGCTTACGATTTTAGTGGTAACAATAATAATGGAACACTTACAAACTTCTCAGGAGACTATTGGGTATATAGAGATTAAAACAAACAACAATGAAAACACTTATATTTTTTACAACAGAGGTAGCCCCATTTACAGCTACAACAGGAATGAATGTATCACCAATACCTTGTACTCTTACTGATGAACGTACTGGCTGGTACTTAAGTAAAGCTTGGCAAGAAGAGATAGAGGCTAAGGGAGTTACTGTAGAGCTTATTGAGAAGACTGATTTAGTACAAGAAGAGATGCTATGAACAACAACTTAAAAGAAATCAAGACAACTATTATAGGTTCAATCCTATTTTTAATTGGTGCGGGTATGGCTACTAAGGGATACTTCCTTGACCAAGTATATGCTTGGGGTGATTACGCTGTCCCTGCTGCTGTTATGGTGGCGGGTATTGGCTTTCTTCTTGCGCCAGATAAAGTACTAAACTTAATCCTTAGAAAGGCTAACAAGAAAATCGGAGAATAATATGGCAACAAAAAGAAAAAAAAGAAAGTCAGACCCCACGGGTTCTACTGCAAAAAAGAGTGTAACGCCTAAGAAAAAGGTAAACACATATAATAAAAGTATGGCTCAGATAAGGGCTGACAGGGCTGCTGCTGCGTCTAAGGTTAAAAGAGTCCCCATGAAGGGAAGTGCTTGGGCTCCTATTAGAGCGAAGCAAGCTGCGGCAAACACATCACCTAAACGAGTTCCAATGAAGGGGAGCGTTAGACCTAAAAAATATTAATCATAGGAGACCCAACAAAAAATAAAGGTTATTAAGAAACGTGGCTCAAAGTAGAACCAGAAACAATACCAGAAAAAGAAATAAGAAGCGCAATATGGGCAAGTTCCGTTCTATGTTCGAAAAGAACTTCGCCCAAGATTGTCAGAAAAAAGGTATTGATTTTGAATATGAGAACCTTAAGATAAAGTGGACGCCACCCCAGAAGACGTACAACCCAGACTTTATGTTTGAGAAGCACGACGGAAGCCTTATGATTATTGAGACTAAGGGGCGGTTCACCGCAGCGGATAGAACCAAGATGAAGATGGTTGTAGAGCAGCACCCTGAGTTGGATGTAAGGATGGTTTTTCAGAACGCCTCAAACAAGATTACAAAGGCTAGTGGTTCAAAGACTTATAAGGAGTGGTGTAAATACCACGGGATTAAGTGGAGTGAGAAGACGATTCCTGCAAGTTGGAGAAAAGAAATAAAGCAACAGATAAAGGCAGCGTAACAATGGTAAAACCAAGAAAAGGAAAGGCAAAGGTAAAAATTACTTCAAGTGGCAAAAAAGTAAGCTATGGTCAAGCAGGTAAAGCAAAAGGTGGTGGGCCAAGGGTAAGGCCAGGCACATCTAAAGGTGATAGCTATTGTGCAAGAAGTTTAGGAATAAAGAAAAGATTGTCTGCTAAAAAAAGAAATAACCCTAATACACCAAACAACCTTTCACGAAAGCGTTGGAAGTGTGTAGGTGCTAAATCAAAAAGATAAGCTATGCCTAAAGATGCTTGTTACAGAAAGGTTATGAAGAGTTACGGCAAGTGGTCGGCTCGTGCCGCACAAGCAACTGCTAAGTGTAGAAAAAAAAGTGGCAAGGTTAGAAAAACTAAAGCAGGTTCTGACTTAAAGAGATGGGATAAAGAGAAGTGGATAGACACTCGCACTAATAAACCCTGTGGAACAGGAGGTAAGAGTGAATATTGTAGACCATCAAGAAGAGTGTCTTCAAAGACACCAGTTACTAAAAAAGAAATGTCTTCAAAGGCATTAAAGAAAAAGCAATCTGAAAAGGCAAGGATTGGAAAGCAAGGTGCAGGAGGAAAAAAGGTTAAATCAGTTAAAAGAAGGAAGTAGTAATGGGAAACATAGGAACGTACTTACCTCAGAAAGCAGCGAAGGATTTACTCTAGCTACTTGGGTGGGTGCTAACGATGCTTATGTAAGAACAGCGTATGACCAAACTGGCAATGCAGCGGGAGGTTGTTGCTATGTTGAAAGAAATCGCGGGAAAGATAAACGAGAAACCAACAAAGAAATAGTTTCAAAAACTATTTAGACTATAGGTAAATGAGTAATGTAGGAGCGACATATACGGGGATAAATGTAAATGTAAGTGGAAGCGGTGGAGGTTCTTCTGCGCCTGAGTATGAGATAATTTATAAGGCATCTGATACTGACGCGGTTTCGAACCTAGACCCAGTGGGTCAAATGAACGACCTTTCGGGTAATGACAATCATGCCGTGCAGTCTTCTGGGGCCTTAAAGGCTGTTTATAATTCTAGTGACGTATCGTACAATAACGAACCATCTATTTCTTTTACTTTAGATTGGTATAGATATAATAAGGTGGTTCCCGTAAATTTATCAACTGGATTTACTCTTTGGTTTGTAGGGAGCGCTATAGCGGGGGCAAGGCTAGATTTAATGTCTACACCGCTGGATGTCTCTGTAGCTATAACGTTTTTTGAGGATTTTAATTATTGCAGGGTTCGTAATACTTTATCGGGGGCCTCGGTAACAGACCAATTAAGTGTACCCTCCAATGATTTCGAAAATGACGCTGTGTGGTTACTTGCTGGTGATGGGGCGAACATAACCATCTATAAAAACGGCGCTGTAGTGGATACGCAGACTCAGGATGTTGGCAATATGTTAGCTACCCATATTGGTCTTCGGGGTACATCAGTGACTACAGCGGGTACTTTGGTGGAGCAGAGATATAAGAACGCTTATTCAGTGAGCGACCTGAATACCGTAGGGGGCGAGCTTTGCACAAAGTACGGATTTACTTGGACAACAATAGTATAATGTATATAGCATCAACAAACATATTAAAGGACATAGCCACAATAGAGGAGAACACTAACTTTGGTTTGTGGGCTGACTCATATTTAGATTTTAACGGGGTGGCATACCTGAAGGTAAAGGATAGCGTTCTTAAAGTATTAGGAAATCCTACCACAGCAGACCTGAAGTGGGAACCAGAAGATTTAGGGGTTAAGTGGGTGAGCCTTCCCTACACACAAGTCCATATTTCTTCTGTAAAGGCAGATATGCTTCTTGGGGCGCAAAGAGGTATTGACATTACTTTAACGCACACAACGGCTCCTGAAGGCGTTACAGTACACTTCTCAGGCCCACACGGACTAGGGCAATGGAGTGTTGACACTTGCTACAACAAAATCCTTGAACACATTCTTAACGGAGGTAAACTAGACCACAACCCACAATACTAGATATGAGATTACAGGTAATACGATACCAAGATACGGGAGATGCCACTATGGGTCTTCTGTTTATTGACGGGGAGTTTGAGTGCTACACGCTTGAGGATGAGCATAGGGATGAGAAAGTTCGCGGGGAAACTAGGATTCCAAAAGGAACCTACACTATAACCTTTAGGGGTGTGGGCGGCTTTGATGCTCGATACAAAAAGAAGTTTCCAGAGATGCACAAGGGTATGCTGTGGGTTCGTAACGTACCCAACTTCGAGTACATCCTAATCCATTTGGGTAATACCGACGAGAACACGGCAGGGTGTTTACTTGTGGGTGAGAGCGCCAAGGAAGGATTTATTGGTGGAAGTGGTAATGCTTACAAGAAGATGTACCCAAAGGTTGCTGACGCTCTTTCAAAAGGAGAAGAGGTTACCATCACTTACCACGACTTAGACCAAGACTTCGCCCTGCGGTAGCTTTTTATATTCGGGGGTTATCATCTCTCTACTTGTTGTTGGTTATTTTTATTTTTTCAGGCTCTACATTATCTCCCCACCCGTTTATAGCATCTTCACATTCAATCCTATCGTGAAACACATAGATTCGAGCCATCAAATGAGTACCAAACACTATTTCGTAATTTCTTCTTTCCTTCACCCTTTCGAGTTCTTGCCTTAACTCACTCAATCTATTAACGGCTTTCTCATACCAATCGTGGTGCTGTTTGCTTTCCTCCCTTGCCTTTAGGAGTTGGGCTGTCTTCCACTTTTCGTATTCATCCCAAAAATATTCAAAGTCAACCTCGTGTCCATCGTTGTCATAGAATTTGTGTTGGTCACTTTCAGAGAAACCCATCTGCTTCTTAAACTCCTTCCTTAATTCTTCTTCTTTGCTCATAGCTTTGGTTTATGTGTTTTAATGAAAAACGGGGATAAGGACAAGACTTACATCTCGTAGCCCCCCTATCCCCGCTATTGTTTCACCAGAGAACCATCTCTACTCTCTCAAAAATACCCAAGT